TTATTGTACTTGCCGACTACGAGTTCATGTAATGCGTTCAATGAGTTAGTGTTTTTATAATAAGTATCATGGTTACCAACAATAATATCCATAGTAAATTCTTTGTTGATAGGATCTAGAAAATCTTTACGCAACCTATGTGCTGTCATGAAGTTGACAAACTTACGGCGATCAACAACATCACCCAAATGAACGATGTGTGTTATGCCTTCTTCACGCAACTTAGGAAAGAAAAATTCGTCTAGCGATCTTTTGAAATAATCATGGAACGCAACAATATCACCACGAACACCCCAATGAGTATCCGTAATCAATGCAATCTTCATTACTTAACCTTTTCAAATGTTTTCTTGTACCTTTGCGTTTCTATTTTATTCTTTTCTCGCTGAAACTTCGTGATTTCGGTATCACATACATTTCTAATGCGCTCTAAAACAGAACAGTAATTATCTCGTGTCCAAATAGATGCTTTGTTATCATTTAAATTTTCTATTAACTGTTGGATAATTACCGGCACATTATCATACTTATTGCTCATTGTCAATACCCTCTATAAATTTTTCTACGCCCACTTTCGGTTCGGGCTTCTTTTTCTTTTCAAGAGAACTTTCAAAGTTCCTAACAAATTCGCTAGTTATATCGTTATCAAAGAAATTCGACTTTGACATACCCATATCCGCTTCATGACCTTCCATGTGATCGGCAAGTTCGCTAAACACGAATGAGTTTTCCATGTTCTTGATCTTTATATATTGTTGCTTCTTTTCTTTTTGAATACGTCTGATAAAAGCAAAGTGAATTATTTGAGTAAAATACGCAAATGGGTTCTTTGACTTTTCAGGATCAAAGTTATCAATGTACATGATGCAGTTCTCAATGCCATCGCTAATCATTTCTTCTTTGTAAGAATAACTAAAGAAGTTAGGTTTGTGTGCAAGTCGATTTGCAATCAACATTAAACACTGACCGACATAGTTAGGAATTGGTGGCTTGGGTGTTCCGTTTTGTTTTGATAACTGAACCTTCTCACGATACTTCGTCATTTCTTCAAGCAATGTCTTATTGTTGACATAATGATTGCGTGGTGACTTTTTCTTGACGATTGTGGTTGACATAATCTAAAACTCCTATATAATCACTATGTGGTTTAATGAATTGTATTGTTACTTGTTGACTTCATTCGTGTTTCAGTATTAGCTTTAGGTGGTGAAAACAGAAGATCTTCCATCGCAGAAGTTACCTTTTCTATTTCACTCAGCGCATTAGGTTGCACATATTTCTCATTATATGTTTTAGAAATATTATAATATCTTTCGTAGATAGGATCTACCGGAGCAACTACTATAACATGATTTTTACTTATTTCTATCTCTTGTGTAGAATTTAGTTGCACATATTTAACTAATACTGTAACAGTTGCACCTGTGGTGCTATTAATTCTTTCTTCTATTAACATAGGTGAACCGAAAATATAGCATTCGTTATCTTCATGAATACAGCGAGTAACCAATTCATCTCCGTTAATTAATCTGACTTGTACAATATCGCTACTCATTTCAACTCCACAGTATAAATTTTATATTCAAACTTTTCTTCATTATAAATTTTAACACGCTCAACGAAGTGACCTATTGTATGATTTTTTCTATTCTTCCACGTAAGGTCATCTGCTATATCATATAGTGTTGCCGTGTCTTTCGAATCCGATTTACGCAATCCACGACCTATAGATTGAAGATTTCTTATCCTTGATTTAGAAGGAGAAGCAAAAATAATATTATGAAGATTGCGTATGTTAATCCCGGTACTGAAAGTGCCGTAACTAGCGACAATGATACTATTTTTGTCCGACTCAACAATTGCTCTAATCTGATCTCGTTCTTCTCCATCAACACCACCATGAACAAAGTAAATAGGTCTTCCGCAATCTTTCAATATATCATACAATACTTTTCCGTGTTTGTCAACATATTGATAAAGTAATAACGTATTTCCTTGCAAAGAAAGCGTGAGATTCTTTATGAATCTATTTCTAGAAGCATTCGTTACAAGATAATCCATTTCTTCTTGATATGTCTTATCCTTCATCAATTTACGAATGTCCTCAGAATACTTTAGAACAATTGCTTTGATACGTAGATCACTAACATGTTTTTGTTCTATTAACTCTGCAGTTGAAATAACCTTTCTAACGGGACCGAATAGTCCTTCGAGAACTAATTTGTGAGTTTCGGTCCCGTCTAAAGTACCCGTAAATCCAAAGCGATACTTACAATCTTCCATCTTTCCCATGATAGACGTAAGAGATTTTGCTTTGAACAAATGTGCTTCGTCACCAATTACGACTTGGTATTTTTCGAACCACGCTTTGTTTTGCTTGTAGATGCTTTGCCAGGTTGTGATGGTGATTTGCGACCCGCTGTCTTTTTCTTGCCCTGAGAAGATTTTGTGGATTCCGCTGGTCCATTCATTGCCGCTGGCATCGATGGTTGGTAATCCGATCCTACCGCTCCCTGTGTTACCGAATCGGTTATCTGATTGTTCACCGTATCCGTAGGATTCGAAGTCACTGGCGAGCTGGTGAACCAGTGTAGTGGTAGGAACGATAATAAGCGTTTTAGCATTGTAATACCTCGTTAATAGATAGATTATAAATGATTTACCCGATGCAGTAGGAGATACCATAAGTGCCCTATTGTTTCTTACACAATAAGTAAAAGCATCAATCTGATAATCTCTTGCCTCCAAGGGTAGGTTAAGTGAAGCAATAAAATCATTTGCTTCTAGTAATGAAAACTCGTTTGCAGCATATGCATCATCAATTTCAATTTCATAGTTTCTCTCTTGACAGAATAATTCTATGTGTTTAATAACACCAGCATATATCAAACGTGTCATAGGATTAAACAAACGAATTTTGCCATCCCACATTTTATTTCTGTAGGCTGGCATAAATTTATATCCGGGAACAAAGAATGTGAAGTATTCAGAAAGTTCTTGCGCTATATCAGAATCGCATTCTACTTTAAGATATACTTCATTGTACTTTTTTATTTTCATCAAATACCCATTTTAAATTTCTCCCAATCTATCGCCGCTTTGATATTGTATCCACGGTTATTTAGAGTGGTGATTATTGATTTCAATAGATCAATCTTTTCCAATTGAATACCTATCTTCAATGAAAGATTAACTATATCCTTGTCTGCTTCTAAATAGTTTGTGACGTCTGATCGTAGAATCTTACCTACAGGGGGTAACTCCCATCCCTTATCCATCGTTTCTTTTGTTGGACCTTGTGTGTAAAATTCGTGCTTATCTAGTCGCAATACTTTTAATTCTGCTTCTAGTTTTCTATGCTGAACTCTTTCGTAAGTCAGTATCTGAAAATACTTATGATGTAATTTGGATATCTTAAGTGATTCTTCGCCCAACTCAGTTTGGTCGATATTACTATCCTTTTCCCATTCAGCAAAAATCTGTTCAAGTTTCATGATAACCTCCGATTATATTACATTATAACATAAAGGGAATATTTTACAAACCGGAAATTTTATATTGTGTGTATCTAAATTGAACAGTTGCTTCTAAATAATTTACTGAGTCATCGGTAGTGTCGAATACTAGATCCGATAATGATATGGGAAAAATATCCTCGAACGTACATTCGTAGTTAGGATTTTTTCCGTTTGTAGTTATGATGAGAGATGCATCGGATTTCAACCCCTCACCTGATGCAGGAGATTTTTTAAAAAGAGCAGCAAATTCGGAAAATTGTTCCGGGAATGCTAGAGCACGAATCCATGTATTGATTTCTAGATAGTTTTTCATATCCTCATCAACACGAAACGTAACTTCTAGTTCATTAAATTGCATATGGTCGCCGTAATATGGAATAGCAACAAATGGGTTTGGTTGTTCAGTTGTGCCCAAACTGATACCTGGAATGTTTGCTTTCTGTGCAAAGAAGTTCACATTAGGTAGTTTCTTGACTAGAAACCTAAACCCTAATGGTGAAAGGAAATTCTTATTGGTCGGTATGGTGTCTACAAAAGCGTTCATTGTTCACTCCTTTGTACTATTTATGCAAACAAAAAGGGAGAG